TTGGGTGTCTTACAGGGACGATATGGACAAGTGAGAATTGCTTATTATAGAACGGATGCAACAAGTAGCCAGAGCACCAAAATTGTGCTGAATGTGAACAAAAATAATGGAGTTGTCGGTACAATTGACTATCAATTGGGTAAAATAACAATTGAGTCGTTTAATCCCATTGCAGTTAACAACAGTTTTGGTGACATTATGGTACACATTAGACCAGGAATAAAGATCATCCAATCTAAGCTAGATAAGATGTTGGTTCTGGATGCGGATGATCCAACAAGTATTACAGTCAAAACTGTCGCAATATAACAATGACAAACGTAAAAACATCAACAATTGTCGGAACACAATTACCCGACTTTGTTAGAAATGACTATCCTGTATTCATAACATTCCTTGAGAAATATTATGAATGGTTGGAGACACAGCAAAATGTTTCTAGTGGTATAAATCAACTTCAACTATCTAAAGACATTGATGAAGCGAATGAGTACTATCTAGATAAGTTAAAAAATGATTTGTTGCCATATTTTCCACAAGAAGTAGTCTCAGATAAAAGACTGTTTCTGAAGTTGGTCACGCAATTTTATAAGTCAAGTGGTACACAAGACTCTATAAAATTTTTGTTTAGGGCGTTGTTCAACGAAAACATCGACATTTATTATCCTAAAGATGACATTTTAATTGCATCTGATGGTAAATGGGTTCTTCCACTTGCGCTCCGCGTGGACACAAACGACTTGAACATTTTCAATATAGAAAATACTCTAATTATTGGACAAACATCAAAAGCCACTGCCGTAGTTGAAAAAGTAATACAGTCTGTTGATAGACAGTTAGGCATCACATATATTGAGTTGTATGTATCAAACGTCAAAAGATTGTTTGATACAGGTGAAGATATAATTGCAAACTATATCGATCCGATAACAAATTTAAATGTTACTGTTATTGCCAAACTTATTGGATCACTATCTGAAATAAGAATTAATCCTAGATTTCGTGGCGCTTTCTATAACGGCGGCACATTTACACCAACAGGATTTGTTGAGGGTGATCCAGTAACTATTGTTGGTGGATTGAATCCGACCGCAAACAATCCAATTGGCGCGATTGCATATGTTGGAGAGACAACCAGTGGTGGCGTAGAAAGTATTTTTATCACAGATGGTGGATTCGGATTTAGAAATCCTGTAGATGATTTGTATGCAGATACACCAACATCAATTGTGGATTTCAGAGGTGGTTTTGTAGACGCACCATCTCTTGGCCAAGAAGCAAAAGCAACTGTAAGTTTAATTGACACAGCAAATACGCGAAATGTAAATGTGTCAACTATGACAGTATCATTGTTGGACGGTGCAACAATAACCATAGCAGCAATAGAAACATCCACTGTTCAAAACGTATCGACATATTCTGAATTTTCGGTTCATCCAATATCGTTTGTTCTATTGGACACAGGTGGTGGCGGTTATAGACAGAGACCAACAATTAAAACATATAGTTTGTATAATGAAGATTTTCCGGACTCACTAATTATTCCTTCCGCAATTGCACTAAAGGGTGCTAGAACCATAGTTGATAACACACCAGGTCAAGACTTTACAGTAGATGTTGAGCGTGGTGATTATGTTAGACTTTTTATACAAAATAAATTTGAGGAAGTACTAGAGTTATCTGACGTTACCGCAAACACATTATTTTTTAATGAAACATTTCCTGTGGATATTGGATTTGGTGGTGCGCAAGGAATTCTGGAAGTATATAAGATCAATAGAAATGATCTCTATAAAATAGGATCATTGGGCAGAATACAAGTTGTCAATGGTGGCACAGGCTATCAGAATGGTGATAGCATTATATTTACAGGTGGCTCCGGATATGGCGCAAATGGTTATGTGAATGTTACTGGTGGAATCATAACATCAGCAACAATAAATGCACATTCAGCTGAGGCATATGTTATAGGCGGTGAGGGTTATACAAATGAAACTTTACCAACACTCTCCGTACAGTCAACCTCGGGTCAAGGTGCTGTTTTAGTTGTGTCCGAAGTTACTGGTTCCGGAGATGAGTATCAGTTGTCCACGTCAAGAATTGGCGCAATTACTTCATTGAAGATTAACAGCTTTGGTTACGATTATGTTTCCGCACCGATAATCTCACTGAGAAATGCTGATTTGTTACTATCAAATGTGACCGAAGGACAATTGTTTGTTTCAAACACGGTAGTATACCAAGGAACATCAAACACAAACTTTACGTTTAGGGCATTCGTTGACAAATATGATGACGCAACATCTACCCTCAGAATTTTCAATTACATTGGAACACTCAATCGTGATCTAATCATCAAGTATGATTCTGAGTCTATGGTTGAGTCGGTGACAGCAAACGTGGTAACATCTGTGTTCTATGGCGACGGTAATGCAAGAGCAACAGCTAAATTTGAAAATGGTCTAATCAGATATCCTGGCATTTATTTGAATACTGATGGCCAACCAAGTGCGGATAAGAGACTTCAGGATGGTTTCAAATATCACAATTTCTCTTATGTGATCAAGTCATCAACAGACTATGCTAAATTCAAAAAGCCATTGAATGATATTGTTCATCCATTGGGCACAAAAACATTTACATATAGAATGATTGATAATACGGAGAACATTGCTATAGCCAATACACTAAACTATGTGACAGTTGATGACTTACCAAACACATACAATGTACTGTTCAATACGACAAAAATCATCAGTGCAAGCGGAACCGATAATTTGGTGTCGATTGTCAACATTGGTGATGTTATTATTATTGATTCTGTCCGTAGAGGAATACCAAACACAGTAAATGTGGTTTCCGGCTCCAATGTTATGTTTGGAGATGCGAACAGCGTAAACTTCATTAACGATCTCCAAGACGGAGACACTATACTTTTGTCCACTGGTAACACAGCAACTGTTAGGGAAGTTGTCAACGTTTCACATGCTATCCTATCAACAACAATAAATGTAACATCAACAACAGCTACGATAAACGTGATTTATCCCGAAGTTGTTAGAGTGAATACAGTGAATGCGAATACCATCTTTACGACAACACAAATACGCGGCAACGGAAATAATTTGCTCGCTAGAATAGAAAAAGTGAGATAAATAGAACTATGTCATCACTAATTACCAAAAATTTTAGAACTCTATTAGCCAAGCAAATATTTAACTTGCTTGATATAGCAGCAAATGCATATCTGCCTGCTGGCAGAAAATCATACGTATACGCATTTATAGGAAAGCAATTACGATGGAATGCAGGAACTGAGATTCCATTAGTTCCTGGAGAATCAATCACAGATATTAATGATTACTATAAGCGTGGCATCTTAGCCAAACAAATTTCAATTGAAAATGCATCGTTTGTTGTTGATAGGAATGATTGGACAGCCAACACAATTTACAATACATATGAAGCGAATACTAACTTTTATGTGTTGAACTCAAAAGATCAGGTGTTTAAGTGCTTAGCCAATACAGCTAACGTTGCATCAACAAATGAACCGGAACTAACACTGTCCACAACATCATTGGAGGAACCATTCATTTCGACTGGTGATGGATATAAGTGGAAGTACATGTACACGTTAACTTCAACGCAAAAACAAAAATATCTATCCGACGAATGGATGCCAATATCTACAAATAGATTCGTTACAGGCGCTGCTCAAGCTGGATCAATTGATATTGTTTCAATTACTAATGCAGGAAATAACTACACCGATGGAACAACCCAAGCCATCATTTCCATAGATGGTGATGGTAGGAATGCAGTATTGAGAGCTAATGTATCGGGTGGCCAAATACAAGATGTTATCATACAAAACAGAGGTAATTTTTACACATATGCCGATCTAACATTCACTGATGTTGCAGGTGGAACGGGTGCTGGAGCAAGTGCAGTGGTAGCTATTGCACCAACAGAAGGTCACGGCTTTGATCCGGAAGTTGAATTGGATGCAACAACACTTATGTTCAACGTTGAGTTTGCGGAGAATGAAGCTGGAGTTCTTCCAACAGATAATGATTTCCGCGAGATCGTTTTAGTACAAAATCCATCAACATCCCTCAACACTGTAGCGACTGCAAATTTATATACATTATATAAAAATATCAAAGTTTCACCTGGTGTTGGTGACTACACCACAGACGAGGTTGTATTTCAGGGTTCAACTTTTGGCGAAGCAACTTTCACTGCGGATGTCATATCTTTTGATATTGTTAAAAACGAACTTTTTGTAAACAACGCTAGAGGAACACTGGCCACAAACTCAGCGATCAAAGGATTCAATAGTGGCGCAATCCGAATCGTCAACAATGTGACGGAGCCGACAATGCAATTGTACTCTGGAAAAATATTATACATATCAGATAAATTACCAATCACGCGAGATCCCTCACAGACGGAAAGAATCCGTTTCATACTGAGTTTCTAACGAGGAATAAATGACAACTCTATTCAATTACGATCCATATTATGACGACTTTGATGAAGATAAAAACTTCATGCGCGTTCTTTTCCGTCCAGGATATTCTGTTCAGGCAAGAGAACTAACACAACTACAAACAATTCTTTCAAATCAAATTGAAAAATTTGGTAATCACATCTTCAAAAGTGGTAGTCCAATAACTGGTGGAAAAATTTCAATCGATAGAAAAACAAACTATGTTGTGCTACAAACACAGTATAGTGGTATTGATATTGATCCTAACGAATTTTTGGATAAGACAATTGTTAGTTTTGAAAATAACAAACTTGTTCGAGCTAAAGTTATTGCGATAGATACGACAACAACTAATCCTATACTGATTATTAAGTATTTAAGCGGAGATCGTTTTGCTGCAGGTGAAAGTTTACGGGTGTTTGGACAAAACATTTTTGCTACATTGACTCAAACAAATGCAGTTGGTGGTTCAATCGTTGCAAGCATTCAGGACGGCATATATTATTTCAAGGGTCAATTTGTCAAAGTTGTCCCACAATTCTTAGTACTGGAAACATTCTATAGAATTGGTGAAAATATATCTGCAATTAACATAAAGCCATCGTGCAAGATTGGTATTGAGTTTGATGAAAATATCCTAGATGAAATTGATGACACTTCATTATTGGATCCAGCACAAGGTGCATTCAACTACCAAGCTCCAGGAGCAAATCGTTTTCAAATTGCAACAAGGCTTGCAAAACGCACATTGGATTCAGTGGACACTTCCACATTTTTCGAAATCATTCGTTTAGTTGATGATGTAAAGACAAAAGAAATTGATTATCCGATATACAGCGAAATCGAAAAAATGTTGGCGCGCAGAACATACGATGAATCTGGAAACTATACAATTGATCCGTTTGTAATTTCTTTAGATGAGGGTGACTCAGCTAATGGTAAATTCAATGTGGTTTTGGATCCAGGTAAAGCATATGTTGGTGGATATGAATTTCAAACAATATCACCAACAATAATTGAGATTCCTCGCGCAAGAGAAACTGTTTCAGTAACAGATTATGATATTTCTACAAACTATGAAAGTTCATTAGTTATTGATGGTGTTGCTGGCACATTGGATATAACATCTTATCCTTTGTTGGATATACATTGTGTGCCATTACAAAACGTTAATACATCATCAGCCACAGCATATACTTCGACCAAGATTGGAACACTGAATGCATCGATGATGCGTTATAACGATGCGGTAAATAGTAATCTGGGCGATACACATTCATTCAAAGTGAATGTTTTCAATGCTAATACTTCACCCATCACAGGTACTATTCCATCAAGTGGTTCAACAACACTACGAGTGATATTGCCAACAACATTGGCACCAAACGTAGCTAATGCATATGCAAACATGTATTTTCAAATTACAAATGGATTAGGTGCTTCTTTAACTCCGATTCTTATCGTTAGCTCAAACGCAACAACTATCAATTTGGCATCAGCATTGAGCTTTATTCCAGAATCGAATACAATTCAAATTCAATCTGATATTAGAACAACAAAATCCATTGTAGCAAACACAGGCAGTTTCATTTCTTTTGCAGGAAATATAAATTCAGATTCGATTGATCCTGTAACAGGATTCACATACATCAACGAACCTAAACGAACAAGTCGTATTTTTGAAGTTCCTTATCCTGCGATAAAAGAAGGCACAATTAATAACACAGATTTCTTCGCTAAAAAACTTTATGCGAACAGAACATCCGATGCTGGCACCAACAAGTTTACCATCACGGCTGAGGGCACAGATACATTCACATTCTCAACAACACCGGGAACTATTTCTGATGAGTTGATTCTAAACAACATCATCTGCTTCATCAGATCAGATTCTGTTACTAATGCACAATTTGGAATCACACCAAACACTGTAGTTAGCTTGGCTAATAATCAATATACAGTAACATCATTGAGCGCAAGCAGTTTTGAGATTGATATCCGTGTGCCTGGAGTTAAAGTAGATTTATTGATAACATCAAAAATCAATAATGCGGAAAACTCATCAACAGGAACAATACGTGGCAAACAACAGATTCCTCTAGTAACCGGAGCAAATCTACATGCAAAAGTTCCATTTGAAATGGGCGGTGCAAATACATTAGAAGATGCAAATACTGCAACAAACACATCGTTTGCGGGCGGAATCATATTTGAAGATATCGGAGCAACCAATTTCACAGACACCACAGTGTTGCAGCAACTTAGAACACCAGGTGCAGTTGTTAGTTTGCAAGTTCCTGATGTTATAGAAATTGTTAGAATTACAGACTCATTAAGTATATCTTCAAACGTAACAACAGCAATGTTAACATTGACTGCACATAATGTTACACAAAACTATGAGTTCGATAATGGTCAGAGAAAGACACATTATGATCACGCAACGATTAAATTGAAACGAGGATTCAGTGCGCCACGTGGCAGAATCTTTGTTCAATATCGTTATCTGAAACATTTATCTGCGCCATCTCCACAGAACGACGGTATGTTTACAGTTGACTCATATCTTAAAGATGGATCAAACTTTACATATGATGATATTTTTGCATTCAATAATGCAGAAGATGGTAAACTGACTTCATGCGCTCGGCCTTCGATTTTCGACCAACTA